CGGCGGCGTGGCGGATGTAAATCTCGCCCTTGAACTGGTTGGCGTGGTCCTTGAGGCCGGCACGGCCACGGCGCTTGGTCAGGCCGAACTTGTAGATCGGCTCCTCGCCCTGGCAGCGGAAGAGGACGGCGACCTCGCGGAACCAGTTGGTGAACTCGGACGACCCTAGGCCGGCATAGGCAAGGTCGGCGACAGTGTGGCCCTCCTTGTCGGACGCGGCCTTGGGCTTGCCGGTGTGGTGCATGGCTACGAGGACGGCGCCCGTCTCGAGGAGGATGGGGGCGAGGTCATGGCGCAAGAACTTGGACGCCTGCTCCTGATCGGAGACGTCGATGCCGGCGAAGGAGAGCAGCGGGTCGACGAAGACGATGTCTGCCTGCTGGTCGATGACGAGCTGTCGCAAGGCGGCGGTGAAGGTCGTACCCGTGCTGACGGTGTCGCGGAAGATGGCGAGGTGTTCGCGGAGGGTGGCACGCTCGTCGCTGTCGAGGTAGGCGCCTGCGATGACGTCCTGAAGGGCTTCGGAGATGTCGCCTGCGTCGTTCTCAGCCTGGAGCACGACGGCGCGCAGGGGCTTGGCAGGCTTGATGCCGAAGAAGTCACGGCCTAGGCACCAGTGGACGGCGGCCTGCATCATCAGGGACGACTTGCCGGTGCCTGACTGACCGACGATGAGCATCGAGCCGCCTTTGCAGAGCCAGCGGTGCGAGCCTAGGATGCAGGACGGGTCTTCCTTGCGCTCGAAGGAAAGCAGGGCGTCGAAGTCCATGCGCTGCGGACCTCCGGCCTTCTTGCGACCCTTGCGGGATTCGGCGAGGGTGGCATAGTGGTCTAGCAGGGTGTCCGGGTCGGTGGCCTGCTTGGCGGCGTCTAGGGCACGGCGTAGGATGGCCGTGTCGGCGATCAGGTCGGCGTGCTCAGGTCGGTAGGTGGACTGGCCGACATCGCTGACCAGGAGCGAGATGGTGGCCGCGTCGATAGGCGACCCCATGTCGCGGAGTCGCTGGCTGACCGTCAGCTCGTCGGCGATGATGCCGTCGGCGCCGAGGGAGAGCATCGCGGAGACGATGTCCTGATGGGCAGGCTCGAAGAAGTCTGAGGGCTTGAGGTCGCCCGGTAGCGGGAAGGCTTCGCGTAGGAGGACGCCGAGGAGGTGGCGTTCCGCCGGCACGTTGTTCGGAGGAGTCATGGAAGAAGAGGGATTGGGGATGGGGGCGTGGGTGCCCGAGGTCAATATGCTTTAACGGAAGAGGGCCATGACGGCGCTCTCGAGGTAGTAGGCGTTGCGATGGATGCCGATGATGCCTCGACGCGTCTTGAAGTAACGGGGCTTGAGTCCTGCCCGGGCGATGCGGGTGCGGACTGAGACGTCGGATAGTTTCAGCTTCACGGACACGTCGACGATGCGGACCCATCCCTTGGGGACGGTTTCCTCCTGGTGCTCGAAGACACGGGTCGCGGCCTCGGCAATCGTGCGGTAGGGCGGGACGGGTTTGTAGACGTAAGCCATGTGGCACTGCCCGGTCCTGGCCTTGAAGCGGTGGGGCTGGCGTTCCAGCAGGCCACGGCGGTATAGGTCGAGGGCTCGGGATGAGGCGTTACGGGTGTGGGACATCCGCAACTCTTCGCGGATCTGGTCGACGGTGAACCAGCCATTGGGGGCTGGGATGTCGCCTTCGGAGCGTAGCGCCTTGATGAGGGCGAGAGGGTCGAAGCGCCTCATTTGGATTTCGGGGTGAAGACCTTGAGGTCGGTCGTCCAGACCCATCGGCTACCGACACGGTGGACGAGCCAGACTTTCCAGTCCTTGCCGTCGACCCATCCAGCCGCGAAGCCTGAGCCCCAGCGGGAGGTAGCGAGGCGATGGGAGGCGTAGGACATCGCTTCCTTCTGGCAGAGACAGCCAGCGCTGAACGCGGCCCCGCCTTCGGCCTTCGTGAGGTTAACCTGGCTAAGGGTGTGGGTGTGCCCGTGGATCAGCGCTCCGCCTCGGTCGGCGTAGTGCTTGCCTTGTTCGGCGGTAGCATTGAGGCCGTGGGCGTAGCCGTGCACGAAGGCCACGGGGCCTAGGCGGTAGACGCCTTTCTCCGCGTGGTAGTCTAGGATGGTCTTGGCTCCGCAGCTCTTCGCGGCGGTCTTGATGCGAGCGTAGAGGTCGGCGCAATAGTCGCGTACCAGGGCAGAGCCCGAGGTATGCTGAAGGGCCAACGCCCGGTGCTCGTGGTTGCCCATCAGGTAGACGGTGGGCTTCGTGCGCTCGAGGAACTCCTCCCCGGCTTCGATGTCGGCCATCAGGGACTCAGCCCCTTCGGCGTCGTTGCCGGCCCCACGGCGCAAAGATCGGAAGTCGAAGCAGTCGCCTAGGTGGACGCGGACGGTCGGCTTGTAGTCCTTGATGAACTCGCACAGGGCCTCGACGGCGTTCTTGTCGGCCATGTCCCCATGGTTATCCCCGAATGCTACGAAGCGGATAGGTGTGCTCATCGGACGTTGATGTAAGGGATAGGCTTACCGGCGTCGAAGGCCGCGAGCATCTCGTCACGGCGCTTACGGGCCGTCTCGAGGTCGCTGGCGATGTTCTCGACGATGTCCTTGCCGCGGCGGCGAAGACGGAACCAGTAGCAGTCGCCGAGCTTCTGGAGGTGGTGGTTCGGGTTTTCGGCCTTGATGTAGGCCGGCTTGTCGTTGCGTCCCGTGCGGGTGAACTTCGGGCAGGCGAGGAGAAAGGCCACGCGGTCAGGCGACAGGCCGACCTTGCGGGCCCAAGCGACGGTATCAGGGTTCAGAGTCTCCATGACTTGGCGAGGGTTCGGCCCTCGGACATGATCTGGTTACGGGCGTTAGGCTTGAAGATGTACTCCTGGTCGAACAGGTGGGAGGCACGGATTTCGGCGATGCTGTCCAGTTCTTCGTCGTTGGCTGGGCCGACGCCGGCGGTGGCGACGTAGATAGTGCGGACGCGCCAGCCTTTCTCCCAGAGGATGTCCTGGCAGACGCGCAGCTCATTGACGTAGCGCCAATCGGAACAGACGACGGTCTCGGGGCTGGGCTGGTCGGCGTGCTTCATCACCGGGCACCAGTTGGCGAAGTGACGGGCGAAGACATCGCGGTCTAGGCGCCGTGCGAACTTCCCCGCGTGAACGAGAAAGTCGCGGTTATCGACCTTGAAGTCCTCCTTGAAGAAGTCCCCATCAAGGCCGAGGTAGTCCATGTAATGGTTCGCGGCCTCCTTGAGGGCATCGGCGAAGTTGATGTGCTCGGCGGGGCGGTTGGCCCACTCGAGCAGGCCGGAAGCGAGGGTGTCCTTCCCGGCCCTCGCGTATCCGCAGATCAGTACGAGGGTGGGAGGAGCCATCGGCGTGGGAGCGTCGGTCACTTTGGTTAGAAGGGCGGGTTCTCGGGAGGGGCTTCCTGCACGACGGGCTTCTGGGAGCCCTTGGGGAAGGTCAGCTTGTACTTGAACTGGGGCTTGCCGTTCCACTCGCCGTTCGGGATGGCCTCGACGCCGATGAGGCAGGTCTTGCCGCAGGCGGGTTCGATGTATTGCAGGAACTCGGCGGGGGTCGCGTCCAAGCGGATCTCCTCGGTGAACTTGCCGGCGAACTTGCCGACGAGCATCGCGAGGGGCTTGGCGTACTTGGAGCCGTAGGACTTGCTCAGGCAGTTGCCCTGGTCGTCGAGGAAGAAGAGGCGCGCGGAGGAGGTGCCGTCTTCGTTGTGCTTCACCTTCTCGAACTTCGGCTTGATGAGCTTCAGTTTGTAGGTGCCGGACACCTCGATGGACTTGAGCGGGGGGCGGTCGTTGTTGGGCGGGTTCATTATTATTTCTTGGTGGAGAGTTTTTCGGCCATACGGATTACACCGGTCAAGTAACCAATGGTTACAAGACAACCTGCCCCGATAACCCAAAGGACGACGGAGGCCCAAGGTGTCGACGACAGGTATGCATCAAGGCAAAAGCAGCCGATAGCGGCGGCGGTGTGCTGGATGATGCGGATTCCAGCAGTCTGTTTTACTTCTTGTTCAGTGGTCATAGTTTAGCTGGCTGAGGCAATGACCCTGACGTAGGGACTTTTGGAGTGACTCTCGACGCGCTCAATCACGTAAGAACGACCATCATAGGCAAGTTCAAGTCCGCACATGAAGGCTTCTTTGTTTTCAGTGAATACCTTAGCGTCAATGGTGGTCTTTTTATCGTGATAAAAGTATTCGTCAGGCGTTCCATCACATTTAGCCCCTGGCACCCAAGATGGGTATTCAAAAGGTGTTGCGGTTACTTTTTGCTCGATAGATACTTCTAAGGCCACGTGCCTAATCGACTTACCTTCAAAACTAGTAGTGATGGTTTCCATGGATTAGGCGAAATTGATGTTGGTGGCGGCGGTCGGCTTGGCGGCGATGTCGATGGTGGTGATCTGCTGCGGATAGGCAGGCCACTGTCCCGAGGCCGTGCACTCCTTGTAAAGGGTCAGCGCCTTCTCGAAGTCGAACGCGGCTTGGGTCATCAGTTCAGGGCCGAGTTCGTAGACCGCATGGGCGTAGGGCGGCTCCTTCTCGACGGCGATGAAACGGAAGCCGAGCACCCGGCACTTGTAGGCCGACTCGACGGCGTGTCGGTAGAAGTAAGCCTGGAGGGCGTACTTGTACTTGCGGACGGCTTGGAGGAAGCCGTGCGGGCTGGCGTCCTCGCAGGTCTTAAGGTCGTAGATATAGCCGTCGTCGGAGATGCCGTCGATGGCGCACTTCACCAGCGTGTCGCCGATGAAGGCGGTGAACATCACTTCGGTTTTCGAGAGGACGATGCCGTTGGCCTTCATGCAGGCGGCGGCGGAGTTGGCGACCGCGTCGACGAGGGCACCTTCCTCGGCGGTCAGGATGGCCTTGCCTTCGTTGGCGGTGACGAAGTCCTGCCACGCCTGCTTTCCGTCCTTCGTGCGCTTATCGACCTCCGGGGCGATGGCGTGGGTGGCGTTGTAAGCGTCGAGCCCTTCAAGGGCGAGCTTGTGGACAGCGGTGCCCACTCGGAGGGCCTTGGAGTCCTCCTGCGTTCTGTTGAGGTACGCCTGGTAATGGGCGGGGGACTTGAGCAGTTCCTTCGCGCCGGATTGGTTCAGCGCTTGGATGCCGTCGTAGATGACGCGTTCGGTGATGAGGTCGGGCATGGTGATCTGGGTGTTGGTGTTCTGGGTTGGTGGGAAAGGTCAGAGAAGGGCCATGATGGCCTCGGCCTGTTCGGGACGACGGCGCTGGATGGCGGTGATGCACATCGTCGAGCCTACGGCGAAGCGGGAGCAGGCCACGGGGCGGTTCGCGTAGGTCTTGCACTTGCCGCTTTGCGAGAGATGGGGGCAGCGAGAAGGCAGTTCGGCGAAGGTGCGTCCGACGATCTGGAAGACCTCGCCACGGGCGGCGTAGAACTCGGTCGTGGTCGGGGACGCGTCGATGGGCAGGAGGATGCTCTCACAGCAGGCACCCTTGCACAATTCACAGGCTTTGCTCACAGGCTGTCGTCCTCGGGGGCGGACTCTTCGACGGAGGCGGAGATACGGCGCACGTCCTCAAGGGCGGCTTCACCGGCGTTCTCCATGGCCTCGAGCGTATTGCGCAGGACGCGCAGCTGAACGACGAGCACGTGAACGCGGTCGTGGAGGGGCTTGACCTGGGCGGACTCGTCAGCGGTCTCGACGTGATCCGTGAAGACGCTAAGTTCGGTGAGCGCAGCGGAAGCAAGGTCGGAGAGCGTCGACAGGTCTTCGACGTGCATCTCGACCCTGGAGGCTAGCGACTTTACGATGGCGAGGTCGCTGGTGACCTTCTCAACAAGTCTTTGGATGTTGTCGCGGTTGGTCATTGGCGGACGGGCGTGAAGGTAAGTTCCTTTATCTCGCCGTTAGGGGCAAGCGTGAAGTAGCGGACATCGGAGCGGACGAGCGAAGGGTAGGTCTTGCGCTTCCACGCGTTGAGGTCGGTCAGGAAGTCGGCGTGCTTACGGGCCGTGAGCTCGACGTAAGGGAAGCCGTCCAGGAGAAGGAGCAGGGCGTACTGATTGCGGATGGTCAGGGCGATGCGCTCGATGCCCTTGGGGGTGTCGCTCATTTGTTGGCGTAGGGAGAAGGCAGGCGGATGCCCATGCGCTTGGCGGCGTAGTATACGGAGTAACGGGAGATGCCCGTCTGCTTCACGATCTGCGGGGCGGGGAGGGTAGCCAGGGCGGCCACGGCCTCCTTGACCGAACCCCACTTGCGGCGGGTGCTCACAGTTGCCCGGTCTTGGCGCGGTTCCATTTGGCGATGGTGGCGATGACGACGGCCTTGGCGATGGCGTCGAGCTGAGAGGACTGGGCGATGTCGTCGAGGACGCGGGCGAGTTCGTTGCCGGCGTAGCG